GTACCTCCAAATAATTCGGCTTGGCCTTCCGGTACTTTCATGCGCCGGCACGATCGGCATAGGCCTTGCTTTGCTAAATCTTTTTTTACCGGTCGTCGTTTGGAGTTACCACACTTGATACATTCGTAGATATAAACTTTTTGCACTTCGAGGTTATCAAAAATACTCATAAAACCTCCGCTAAGTTGGGCAAATCATCGGTGCCCATGGTTAATATCTGGCGAAGTTTTAGCAACAATTCCCGAGTGGCGTTTATATCACTCATGGCATCATGAGCCTGTATTGGGATCCCGTAATGCTCGCAAACGGTACCAAGCTTGTAATCAAGCAAGTCGATCCCGCCGCAGTAATTCAAAAAGTGACATATTGGCAACGCATCAATTGCCCTCCAATTCTGATAGGATCCCGAGCCATACTTTTGCCCGTTTTTGATAAAAAACTGTTGCAAAAAATCAAGATCAAATCGGACGTTGTAACCGGCCGGCGTAAATTTATCGGCTTTGTCGTATTTATCGATATGCCGATCAAATACTGCCAACAAATCTCTAAACGCCTCTTGTGGCGTTGGGAAGCTTTTAAGTTGGTCTAGGCTTACCCCTGTTATCTCCAAAGCTTCCGGCTCGATGTTCTCGTAACTAAACGGTTGACATCGAAGGTTGAAAGTTTCGGCAACCTTACCCCCAATCTCCACAATGCCGGAGATTTGGGTTATATCGTTTTTGTCTGCACTCCGGCCGGTTGTCTCAACGTCGAAATATAATACTTTTGTTTCCATAATCTCCTCTATAGCATTGCATCAACCACATTTTCCTCGAGCTTTTTATCTTCCTCTTTTTGTTTTTGCTCTTGGTTGTTTTTAGTGGTGATTAAATTTATAAGTTTGGTTCCCATTTCTGCCGTCAATTCATCAAGTGAATTAACTTTAAGTTTTTCCGTTAGCTTTTTAGTAACAACCTCCACTTTTTCGCCTTTCCTTTCGGCTCTAAGCTTGATTAGAGATTTAAGCATTACCAAATTACCTTTGGTGATAAGTTTGGCCGGAGCCGGTTTGTTGAGCTCGTCCATTTCCTTCTCAAAATCGCCAGGTTCTTGATCTTCGGGCTTTTTGGCTTTTTGGGCTTCGATGCCGGCATCCACTTCGTCGGGGTCTATCTCCTCACCTTCGGCCGGTTCCTGGGGTGATTCTTCAACCTTTGCCCCACCTTTTGGCTTTTCCGGGGTTTCTGGCTCCTCTCCCTTTTCCGGTAACGATTTAACTTTATCCATCACTTTTAACAATACCGGAAATGATAATTGATCGAGTGATTCCACTTTGTAGGCGTTTAGTATTGGAGCGGCGGTTTTACCTTTTGCCGTTAATACTTCCTCAATTTTGGCGATCAATGCTCGGGGATCTTCTCCATCATCACACCATTGCTTGATTGCTTCGCCGGTTTCTTTTGTGATTAAAAACGGATCTACATCAATAAAAATACCGGTACGATCTTTGGAAGCGATGGCCAAGTGTTTATCACGGTCAACGTTAAAATTAACCGTTAACTCGTACTCGAAGCCTTCCCTTTGGATCTCTTTAAGACCGACTTTTTTAATTTTTTTATCCTCTGTTTGGATAGTGTCGGTTTTGGATCGAGCGGTTGTGATTATGTGAGCTTTGGAGCCGGTGATTGCACTTATAAAAGCTTGGTGGCGTGGGGTTGTTTCCGACCATGCCGCCCAAGTATTTCCTCTAAATTTGGCACCGGCCAATTTTTCGTTAATTTGCAAACAACCACCCTCACCATCCCACTCATGGGATGCGGAATCGAGAATAATAACCTCCATGCCGGCATCTTCGGCCGTTTTAATGGCTTCGATATAACTCTCGGGTGAATAATCCGGATCAAGCGTAATAACGTTGTACGCACCTAGATGCGTATACAAATCCGCGCTACCGTTCTCGGTATCGATTACGCAAATCTTTTCCCATGGGGCAATTCCGGAAGCTAATAATAGAGCGCTGTAGGTTTTGCCACTTCCGGAAGGTCCGGAAAGTCCTAAACGCATCTTACTTTTGCTCTTTTGAGCTTGGCGAAGTTGAAATGCCATTTTGTCTCCTTTCGACCGCGTTAGCGGTGGGGCTATAAAAGGTTAATAATGTTAAACACTCTGTTGATCGCGCATCTCTTTAATGATGGCGTGGATTCTACCGGCTGAATATGGTTTGCCGGTTTTAGGGTTTGTATACTTCTGGGCAATTTTGGGTACTGGTGTGCCGGCGTTGTAGTCCTCGACGATTTTTAAACCAAACTCGCGGGTTTTTGCCTTGAGGTTGTCGAGGTATGTTTGCCTTTGGCTTTTGATTTGCATTTTTCCTCTGTAATAAATTAGTAATGTAATAGTAATACCTTTGTAATGGGGTTGTCAACTGTTAATAATAACCAAATTTTCTTTTGTAATGATATCTACAAAATCCCTTTGCATAATGTTTTTTTTCACACTCTAAACAAACTCTAAGTGGCTTTGTAGCGTGATATCTAGCATGATCTTCTAGTGTAAGTACTTCCAAATTTCCTATGCTGTTATCACTTTTATTACCATTTTTATGGTGCACGTGTTCATGTTTTTTTAATTTCCTGCCCAATTTTTTCTCAACAATTAATCGATGTTCATAGTAATACTTTGAGCCTAATTTGACTAAAACATATCCTCTCTTAGTTTTATAAAAAAACTTATTGTTTGATAGTTTTTTAATTTTTTTAGATTCTTTTTTAACTTTTAGTGCCTTAGATCGGTAACTGTTAAAACACTCCCTCGAGCAAAAACGCGAATATTTTTTGTATGGGGTGTAATTTTCTCCACACATTTCACACTTTTTATCTTCAATGTATTTTTTAAACTTTCCGTCTTTTGTGCGTTTGTCCATAAATAATATTTACTGCACTATATTCCCAAAGTCAATAACAACCCCACACAAATCACTACAACCCAAACTATTTTTACTTGCCAAACTTAGATCAGCAATTCGACCGTATTTAGAAAAACCGCCGGTATCATTAACTTTAACGGCGATGACTATATTGGTTTTGGGGTTAGTAACTCTTAAAGTTTTACCCATAGCCTTGTATTGCTTTACGGTTTCTGGTGCTAATGCCATAGTGTGTTTAGTATCATCTAAGATTTCACCCGATGCGGTTCTAAAAGCGGGATCACACCCCAAACACCCCTCCCGGCTATAGTAAGAGGCCTTACCACTAATGAAAGCCGTTTTTTGGGGGTCTGGCGTTGGATCTGGGGTGTTTTTCGGTGTGGCAATAGGTTTCCCAATCGGGCTAACTATGGGCGGGGGTGTAGGGTTTAAGTAAGGACCTAGATTGATCTTGTCGCTAGTAAAAGCGTAAACGATTACCAACACAACAATCAAAAACAAATAAATGATTGATCTAATCATAGACTTTCGCTCCCGCTCCAAAATTTTGATTTCTTGATGTAATGATTTTGTCGTTCTTGGTTCCATGCGTCCATTCTCGATAAATTACTAAGCCGATCGGCAAACTTTATAAGCACGGCCTTTTTACTTTTTAACCGTGGAAAATATTTTGAACCGGTTTTTTCGTTTTTTTCGCAAGTGACCTCGTAGACAAGCCAAGCGATGTTTGGACCAAATAAATCCTTAAGTTCCATGAGATTGGTGTTGGTGTCCTCAAGGGTGTCGTGTAAGTAGCCGGCCGTAATTATTTCATAATCGTCGGTTATTTTGTAAAGTATCCGAACGACTTGCTCTAAGTGAGCATCAAAGTAGTTTTTACCCGAGTCGTCCTTTTGCCCGTTATGTTTTTTCCTGGCAAACTCGCGGGCTTTGTGAATCAGTAGTTGTTCTCTAGTCACTTGCTCCCCCTTTTTCTCTGTATCATTTTTCTAACTTCAAGAGTTGGTAATTCTTTAGCAAATTTGTAACACGTTTCTAATTCGTCCTCATCTGTCAAGATGACTGGAGGTATCCAAAAAACTGATACGTCTAAATTTCTAACCACCACCTGTATTTTTTCAGGTTTGTTTGTATGAACGTCCATGACGGAACCACCGTCTATATCAATAATTAAAATGGTTTTTTCTTCATTCATAGGGTCTCCTTATTTATTATTACAATGTTATTGTAATGTGGTTGTCATGTGGTTGTCAAGGGGTTGATTTACTCAAGAAATAAGTTTTTCTTTAATTTCTGCTATTCTTTTTATGTTGGTTTCTCTCTCTGTTTTGGTAAGGGGCTTTGTCTCGGGTAAAACTGGAGCTTTTATTTTGACAGATAGCGGATCAATACCAGCGATCGAGTTAATCATTATTGTGTGATCCCCCACTCTGATAAAGTTACTACCCAACGCCATAGCGTTTTCTATGCTATCTCTAGTCCTAGAAGTAATTTCAATGGATGGAAGCTTAACCCGGTGAAGTATAAAGTTTTTAGTGTCGTATTCTTTAGTCACGGGAATTAGCGAGTATTTAGCCTCTCTAGGCTTGCTAAATATCACCGTAGGCGAGCTTTGATTTACTAGATCGTTTGTCATAATCCTCCTGTCTAATTTTTATTGCGTCACGTTTTACCCAATTCATCAAGGTAAGTCGCCAATTTCGGCCCTTCATCCTCCCTGGTTTTTCATCTTCCCAATTACAAACATCTTCCCACTTACTCAAAACGAAACTTAAAGGGACTTTATATTTTTCGGCAATTTCTTCCATTTGTTGTTCGGTCGGTTTTGTTTCCCCCATACCCCCTTCTTTTTGGTTTATGGTTTTTGGTTTATGATTTAAGTTAGAACACTGTTCAAACCCTGTTTGAACTTTGTTTAAACAAATATCATTGAAGTATCCGACTATTTCATCTGGCACGTTATCAATCTCTTTTTGCTTGGCACTAGCAACCCTATCATTACGAATATAGTCCACGTAAGCACAATTATGGTGATGATAAATCCATTCGTTTTTTGCAAAAAAGACCCACCTCAAACTCTCCAACTCACTTTTGGATTCTTTTAATTGAACACTGTTTAAACCAGTATCAAACAAAATTTGTCGATCTGAGAGCCTTGTATATCTGGAAAGCCCCAACCTATCGCTAGTGATAAGGTACATAAAAAGCAACTTTGTAGATGGCTTACACTCTGCAAAACCAACATCAAGCCATAAACCAGGGTAGACAATTCTAGTTTTCATATATTAACCCTCAATAACAAACGGAGCGCCTAGCAGGTAACGGTGAAGAAACCACTAGACGCTCCGAATTAAGTACTTAATTCGATTTTATCTGAAATTAAAAAAGGAAGTTCACCGTTTCCATATATTCATGGAATCATCATGTGGTTGTAATGTCAAGCCCTTTGTGTTTGCTTCGCCTCTTTTTTCCAATGCTTATGGTGGTTTGGTTGATGATATTGGGACCGCTCCCGATGGCTCCCCTTATCATAGGATGGAGGGTTTAAATCAGGATCCGCAAAATCTTGAGGATCCAAACCCCCCAAATTTTCGGCCGCTTGAATTTGAGCGCGGCTTAATTCTCTTTCCCTCATACAAGTTATTTACCTCCGACTTGTTGGGCTACTTTATACAATCCACTAGACGCTAGCGATACGATTATGCCGGCCTCTATTCCAGGTAATCCAAATAAATGGGTAAGACCAAATAAGACTCCCAAAACCAGGGAAATTATAAATGATACAAAACCCTTAACTTGAGGAAATCCCAATTGCACACCGTTTACTATACCCACAATAACGGCTCCAGCCACTAAATATTCTTCCATGATACTCACCTCCCATCAAGATTTGCTATGTGTTTTTCGAGGGCTTTGGCGAGCCTCTCAATATTCTTATTTTGTTTAGCCATTCCATCCAAAATGGCATCGGTTTTTTTTCCGTTATTTATGCTTACTTGGGTTATTTCTTTTACGAGCTTCATTGCCTCGCGGCCTTCGCTCCGGTACGCCATTGCGTCTTTATCCCTACCCTGAAAAACCTCTTTTAGCAAATTGTTTTCGGTTTCTGCCTTGTTTTGTTTGTCTGTTAAATCGGCCACTTTATCCGATAAACTATCAACTTTGTCGCTCAACTCTTTATTTTCCTCTTGTAAAAGCTTGCGGATTTTGTCGTCGAGGTCGTCTTTAACTTTACCCCGATCCTTTATACCCTTATCCATCAAACTAAACGCGGCAAACAATCCACCGACGATAACGCCGAGTAAAGTTAGAAATTGGGCAAGGTTAAAATTTTCCATACTATTGCGGCTTTACGTTTTTCAACGCCTCCAAAATAATTTTGATGATTTTGGATAAGCCATCTTCTTTAACAATTCCTTTTTTAGCTTGCTCCAATTCACTTTCCAATTCTGTTATGCGAATATCTTTTATACCGCCGGCTTTTTGGAGCTCTCTAACCTGGGCGGACAGATCCGTTATAGTACCCTCGTACTGCCCCCGTAGTTTATCTATGTTTTGGGATGCTGATTTTAGTGCCTGTAGCTCCGCATTTTTGAGAGTTAATAGTGTCTGGCACTCTGCCGTTATGTTTGCTACCTGATCGATTCGGTTGGCTATTTCGGTATTAGCTTTTGCGAGTTGTTTTTTAGACTCCGCAAGGTCGTTTTTTGCCGATGTTGCCGTGCTTTTGATACCCCCAACCACCTGCTTAACATCCTCAACCGAGGTATCTTTGGGGTCGCCGTTGAGTTCGAAATAACGGTGGGTATCATCCCAATTAGTTGACTTTTTAACAATATCTCCAAAATTGGCGGGTAATTCGCCCATATTTCCCCCTTTGGGTCGCATCCAACCCAAAACGTTTTTGTAATCGTGAGTGGTTTTAGTAACCTTATCCAAGGTAGGCCAATTTTGATCGAGTGATACAAACGAATTAACATTGCCTTGGATGTAAATAGCCACGTGCCCAAATCCGCCGCCGGCGTTTTTATTCCAAAACATTACATCCCCTTTTTGGGGTAAACCGGTTGGAGTGTTGGGGATTTTGTCGAAGTTGTTTTTTAAGTTGGGGTCGGAATCGTAGTTAGTCCAGAAGTCGGCCGCGCCATTAACTCCCCTTGGTTGGGCTATACCCAAACAATCTTTGTTATATTGACGAAATAAATCCACACATTGGCCACCGTACGCACCATCAAAATCGACTTTTTTACCCAAATATTTGGCTATAAATTCATCAAAATTCATTTGGCCTCATTATTGCAATTTAATATAAAAAGCATACCACATTACTCGATGATGGTGGAATTGGACGCGCAATATACAAACCCGCCTTGGTTAAGAGTAACCGAGCCCGTGCTAATCGATCCGGTAACCTTACAGGCATTTACCACTATTTTGCCATTTCCACCCACTCCACCATCGCCGTGGGATCCTGGGCCATCGCCACCAGATCCACCACCGGCGGCGACTTTATTAGTGCCCAAAACGGCCTCAATTGCTCTAATTAAAATATATCCACCGGCTCCACCACCCGCACCACCCCCATCAGATCCGTTACCACCATTGGCCCCGTTAGCTAACAATGAGCCGGTTATAGTTACTTTAGGCGCGGTAATGATGACAATACCCCCACCGCGACCACCTTGCCCGCCTTGTGTTGGCGTGTGTCGGGTTCCACCATTTCCACCGGCTCCACCCATTATCACCCGATCACCAACGGAGTCGGCCGGAGAAGTTTGGCCACCCTGTCCGGATCCGCCGGATCCCGAGCCACCATTACTACCACCTCCAACGTTTCCGCCTCCACCACCTCCACCGGCAGTATCAAAATTACGGCCTCCACCACCTCCACCGGAATCGATGGCGCTAGTTTCGCGGCCATTATCCACGCCGGTATAACCAAATCCTCTATGCCCATGCTCCTCGCCACCGGTTTGGGCGCTTTCGCCATGCTCAAAACCACGACCAGAAGCCGACAAGGTGCCGGAAATTATAAGATGGCCTCGGGAAACAATATGAGCTAACCCACCTAAATCGGTCGATTTATCCCAAGTTGCAGTATTCCAAGTACTTGAGATATCACCCCCCGAATATTCGGCGGTAATAAAACAAACGGCTTTAGTATCGCCGGAGTTGGTGTAAGTGTTAGTAAGAGCTTTTAAAAGTTGGAGAGTGGTACCGGTTGGCTTTGCAATAACATAAGCCTCCTCTAGTTTCCCCACAACGCCAGAGGATCCAGTCATTTGGATGATCGTAATACGATCGCCAATGTTAAAGGCCGAAGATGCGGGGACCGTTAAAGTGTCACTTGCGGCGGTTCCACTACACAAAACACCGGCACCAAACGTACCCGATGTTGGAATTAAACCACCCCCTCCGCCTCCAAAGCCTAAAAAGTTCATACCTATTCCTTTTCATAGCCAACAATAACTTGGACCAATAAATCCTCGGAGTTTCCACTTACTTCCGTGATATCCATGGTGTATACCTGATTTTCTACAACATCAGGATCGGCAATACTCGTTTCCTCGGCAACACTAGTACCGGCAACGATTGAATTGTCAATATCGTCGGTGTCTTTTTGGACTCTGAAAGTACAGGAAGTACCCGCCTTAATTTTGTGCTTAATTGCCAAAACGGTTTCGTTAGGGCTCAAGGCAATAAATCGCCCGCCCTGCTCGTCGCCAACTTGCAAAACACCATTAACCTCGAAACGATAAGTGCGAGTCGCGTTGATAGCGTCCTCTCTAATTTCGTTTACTTTTTGGGCGGTTGCGTAAGTTCCGGCGGTTGCGGGTGTCGATGTGGGCATAGTTTTATCCTATCGTAACGGTATGTAATAACGTAAGCGTGTCATTGCTTGATTTTACGCGGTTTATAGCCACGCGGGCAAATAGTTTGCCACTATTGACGGTACCACTAGCATCATCACCAAATAACCCAATCTCTCTCAAAGTGTCGTTAGCTTCGGAAGTAGTAAAAAACGTTTGAAAGCTTGCAACATTGGCGGCCACATCTCGAACCGAAATTAACTTGCGAAAAATCTCGGTTTCCAATTGAATATCTGATACCTCCGGTGCGGTTACTCCGGTCCCGAGAGCATGATAAGTGCCTATCCCTCGATTATTGGCCGTAGTGCCACGCATTGAATCGGCCAAAGCCTCTTTAAACAAGTTGGTAATTAAATTTTTAACACGGTAAACGTCTTTAATTCGACCTGTTTTACCATCCTTAAAAACCATGGTAATCGCGCCTTGCGGTATGATTATTTCAGGTGGTAAGTATAGTTGTGAGTTCATAGTTTATCCCCATTGGAATAGGTCAAATCGGGCAGTACCTATATCTCCAGTTAGTGAGTCGCTCGCCCATACATAGTATGGACCATGCGAGTCGATTGTTAAAGAATCGATCAAGCTATCAGAGAGCAAAGTATCCTCAACATTAAAAAGCTCGTCGATCACCTCGTTATTATCCAACTCTATCAGATTTTTATTAGCTTCGAGCAACTCAATCAAAAACCGAATAATACCCATAGTTTTGGCGGAGGCAATCGATACGGTATATTCATACTCTCCGGATCCATAGGCTTGGGCAATCACTCGTTGGATAATATAGTCGTCGTCGATGCCATACTCGGTTAAATTGATGTTGATGTATTGGCCGGAAACAAAACCAGGCTCGTACGTTTTAAACGATCCCTCGATGATTTGGTTGGCGTAATCGGTAAGCTCGGCACTCGCACGATCCCGCGCGGCCTCGGTTGTGCTGATTGATTTATCAAATATCGCAAATTCCTTTTGGCCGTGCTCAAAAATACTATCTCGATTTTCGATAGCCACCAAAATCGGTACGTCGTATTTATATGTTACCCGCATCTTGTCGGTAGAGCCTAAAACCGCCTCCGCCTCGTCCTGATCCAAGTATTTCTCTTGATAATTTAGATACCACTTAAAACCGGAAGTGTTAACGTTTTTAATTCCCACACTCTCCTCGACGTATCCCCCGCCTCGATCAACTTCGACGGTAACCTCGTGGGGTTTGTCGGGGAGTAGTATTTGGCGTTTTTCGCCGTTACCTAGCTCGATATATTGGGTGAATTCCGATAATTTCGTACCACCCCTTACATAAACTCGGTTTTTAAGTTGGGTGGCATCCTTTGAAATGTTTAAATCGTAGTATTGGCCATTATCCGAATCAATGTTAAAAGGTGCCGTTTCCTGATTCATCGGAAAATAGTGGATATCTTTTTGGTAATCAATGT